TCAACCGCCAGATCGCCTTCCGCCGGCAGCGCCGGAGCGCGGGTCGCAAGGGCAATCGCCGAGCGGGCGAACGCCATGTTGCGCGCCGCAGCACCGACCACCGTGATCGCCGCATTATCGGCAAGCGCCTTGCGGAGACCCGGAGCAGCAATCGCGAACGAACCGCCCGAGAGCGCCGTCGCGACGACATACTTGTTGGTGTCGCCCGCGAACGTCACGATATCACCGGCAAGGATCGTGCCCGTGCCGGTGTCCGCCGCGATCGTGGTTGCGCCGACCGCATAGCCGCCGCTGTTGTTGACGAGGTAGCTCGCGCCCGTGCCGGCAGTGTTGGTCACGACCGCCGCCGACTCGCGCAGCATCAGGCCAGCCTTGTTCACGATCACGCCCTGGTTCTGCATGGTCGTGTCGCCCGCCACGTCGTAACGCGACTGGAGACCGAGCAGCTTCGCACCCGCGCTCGTGTCGATCACGAGCTGAGCGTCGGCGGCGTTGCCGTTGTCCTTCAAAATCTTCAGGACATTGGCCGCATCCGAGAAGTCGCCAGCAGTGCCGAACGGCGTGGTGCCTGCGGTGCCGTAAGCGCGCGAAGCGGAAGCGTGCAGCGCGGCGAGATCGGCCTCGACTTCGTTGCACAGCGTGCGCATCGCCTGCGCGAACTGGTCGCGCATGATGTTGCTGCGGCCGGGACCGTTATTGTTGAGGCCGAGCGACTGCTCACCGTTCCAGCGCACCGGAACGCGGCGGGCCTTGGTGATCGACATGCTGACGTTGCCGATCGTCTGGTCGCCGTCATCGGGCGGGGTAACGCCCGGAGTGATGTCGCTAGCGGTCGCGGCGGGAGCAACCGGCGAGCGGACGGTCTGGCCGACAGCGGCGCGCTCGAAGGTCATGTCCGCGCTAACGGCGGGGATGAAGCCGACCAGTTCGCGCGACACAACGTCAAGCGCGTTATACAGGTCAGGAATGAGGTTCGTGATGGTGTTCGCCACGTTGCGGCACTCCGGATCGAGGTGATTGTCGAAGCCGCCAGCAGCCCCGCTGCCGATTGCGGTTCCGGCCCCGCCGGAGTGTGGAAAGCAGGCCCCGCCCGCTTCCGTTCGCGATTATAGGCGATGGAGTGAAATCGACTTAGGTCCGCACGGAACCTTCTGCGAAGCCATGTGTTTTAGGGCTTGAGGGCTAAGCGGGGAGGGTTCCCGCTTGCTCCAGTCAGAGGCTCGTGAATCGAGAGTGAAGCGCGGCGCTCGGTAAATGAAGCCTGGGCCTCAGTAGGCTCGCATCGATCAGCAGTCCCCCGCTCCCGATGCCAGCACGAAAAGACCCAGGCTTTGTTTGTCAGGCCGCCCGATCGACGACGGAGCCGCCTTCCTTGGCAAAGGTCATCTGGTCCGCTGGTGGAAGCGCATTGAACGCCGCGCGGGTCATGGTCTTGCCCGATGCGCCCTTGCCACCGCCGGGAGCGCCACCGCCCGAATTGGCGGGAGCCGCGACGAACTTCTTGCCCGCATCCGATCCGGCCCATTCCTTGATCGCATCGGCCAGCGGCTTGTCGCCGAGCATGGCCTTGCGCGCATCGCCTTCCACCACGACCGATGCGGTGCCCGCGAACTTGGCGGTGAGGCTGTCAATGAAGTCCTCATCCTTCACGCCGTTGGCGATCAGCGCGGACTTGAGCCCGTCCTGGATCAGCAGGCGCTGCGTGAAGCCGGTTTCCGCTTCGAGCGCCTTCTCCGCTCTTTCCTTGGCGGTCGTGGCGTCCTTTGCGGCCTTCTGCGCATCCTTCAGCGCGGCTTCGGCCTTATCGGCGCGTTCCTCGGCGGCGGTCAGGTCTTCAGGCTTGATCTCAGACGCGGCGCGGAGCTTGCGCTTAGCTTCCTTGGCTTCGTCCAGAGCTGCGGTGAGATTGTCCTTCAGGCCCTTGGTTGCCTCTTCGACGGCTTCCTTGATCGCCTTGTCGAGATCGGCCTTGGTGTAGGTGTCGTCTGCCATGATAGTTCTCTCCTAATCAGCGTCGGTTAGTAGTTCGGTTGCAACATCACTCAGAGGAGCGGCGATACGATGCGTCGTTCCGTCCATTTCCTTGAGGGTGATGGTGAGCAGTGTGTGCGGGCGATATTGCTGAATGCTCCTGACTAGCTTCTCGACATCTTGCACAAACTGTCGCTCCCAAGGTTTCGTGGTCATGGCGCTCTCCTTCACCTGTTCTAATCCAAACAATTTCCCATTTCGGCATTAGGTCTCTCCTACCTAAGCTCATCAAGGCTCAGCTCGCGCCCCGTGCCTGACACGAGATCGCGCACCGTCAGCTTGCCATCGCGCATCATCTGCGCCCGCGTCTTGCCGAATATCTCGTCCTGTTGCGCTGGGGACAATCGATCGAAGAACTGCGCGAACGTCATCGATGCTGGAACAGGCCCCTGTGATGACGCACGCTCGCCAATCGCCGGTCCTTCATCGCTCTCCGACTTGGGAATGGGGCTAAGCACGCATCGGTCGTTCCAGTGGATCGGCGGAGCCTGGAACTCGACCTTGGTTCCCTTGAGCTTCTGCCCGTCCAAATCCCATGCCTGCCCGTCGAGTGCGGCACAGCGGACACACACATGACCGTCGAGAGTCGCTAGCCAGCGCACCCCTTTGATGAACCGTGCGTTCTTTCGGAACGTGGCGAGCCGAGCGTCATTGGCGGCGGACATGACACTGCTGTGGACCAGAGCGCGAGCGTTTCGACGAGCGATATCCATGATGCCGGGTTCAGTGGGACGACCGACGATCCTCGCGACGATCCGCTCATTCGTGTCTCCATTGATGACGCCCTTGCGGACTTCCGCAGCGAACTTGAATGCCGTGTCCTCGGCCTGCTTGGCCCACCAGTCCTTTGCCGGTGAGCCTTGGATGAGAACGTGATCGGCGAGTGAGGCGAGCGTTTCGGCGGTGGGCTTGGCGATCTCCGGCGCGATGATCTTCAGCGTCTCGACCGTGCGCTCGCTCACCAGCAGCACGAGCCCATGCGTGTCTATTGTGGTTGACACTGCGGCGTAGCGGGCGTTGATCGCGTCATCGGCCTGCCTGATGAGCGCCGCGATCTCGCGCTTGGTTGCCTCGTTGAGCGTCTGCGAATTGAGCAGGGCGCGAAGCTCGGCTTCCAGCTGACGCAGGATTTCTTCGGCTTCCGCTTCGTCATATGCGGAGATGCGCTGAAGCTCTAGCGCGTGGCGAAGGATCGCGTCCTGAAGTTCGATTTCGCTCATTCGCCGTCATCCACGATCTGATCGGCAAAAACGCGCAGCTTAGCGGCCTCGAACAGCCCCATGAGTTCGAGGTTCGTGGTGTTCTCTCCCCAGCCAAAGATGGCTATGCTGTTATCGTCCAGTTGCAGCACCATGACTGCGCGGAACGCATCCCCGTGGGCACCGTTGGCTAGATCATCGGCAAACTTGCGCGCCATGCCCGCAATGTCGTTGAGGTTGCTGACGGGCAACTCGCTGACATTGTCAACGGCGAGGCGCAGGTGATCGCTCACGCCGCAACCCTTCCCAAACGCATCTCGGGCGCAAGCACGGTGGTGATCGCCCCGTCCTTCATCAGCAGCCGCATCCCGTCGCCACAGCGGACGCATGGCGCACCGAAGGCGAGCGCAATGTTGATGACCGTGATGTGCGCAAGGATCGCGTCTCGCGCCTCTTCCTCGCTCACGGGAGCGATACGCTCGCGGTAGCGATCTAGCGCGTGCTGAGTGACGCGGATCATGCCGCAGCCTGATCTGGCTTAGGCGCGGGCCGTGCGGGCGTCGGCGTTGCCACTTCGACCTGCGCCTGGTGTTCCTCGTAGCTGATCTCGCTATCGATCACGTCCGCCCGCTGGAGCAGCGTGAACAGCTCCTGCTTGCTGATCTCGCCGGCCTGAACCGCTGCGATCAGGGCCGTGAGCTGCTGCGCGTCGATCCCCGGCGGCATGAAGTCGCGGTTGAGCTGGTAGGTTACGTCCCCAGCCTGCCCCGCCCATTCGGCGAAGATGCCAAGCGCCCATTCCAGTGCTTCCGACACGGCCATCGCGATTGCGGAGAGAATGCTGTTCTCGCCCGAGCGCTTGATCGCGGTCGCACCAAGGGTTTCAGCCTGCTTCGTCTCGTCGGCAATGGCGCGGGCACCGAGCAGGGCCATCTCCTGCTTCTTGTCGAGCATCGCATTGCGCAGCTCGGGGATCATGCTGCCCGTAGGCTCGGCATAGGCGGCCTTGGCGTTGGGGTCGGGGAAGATCAGTGCGGACGACCCGCCGACGCTGATCTGTTCGCCCTTCTGCGCCGTATATCCTGCGATGTAGAACGTCGGCGGGCAAAAATAGAGCGTGTGCCGATAGGTCGAGTTCATCTGGTAAAGTGCGATATTCGCATCCACCAGATCGATCAGCGGCGGCTCGTCCAGGTCGCTTTCGATCCCGTCCGGTCCAACGATGGCGAACGGAATGTATGTCAGCGGCGCGTTGTTCATCAGCGGGTAGATGTCCCCGCCGATCTGCACGTCCTTTTCCTTGATGCGCTGGAATATGCGCTGGCGATAGAAGCCCGATGGATCGAGATCGAGCACGCGATATTGCGTGATCTCCTTTTCCGCCCACTCGCCATCCGGTTCGGTCGTGGTTTCCTGCAACCGGACCTGGACCAGCTGCTGCCGGTTGTTCACCCGCTGGTATTTCCAGTTGATGATGCACTCGGTGCGGTAAATCTGGATCAGCGGGCGAAGGCCGAGCTTTTCCGCAACGGCAACCGTGATCGCCGAGACGTTTTCCGGCATTGGCGGATGATCGACCAGAACGCCAACGCGCCCCACCTCCAAGACTTCCAGCGCAAGGCAGCGGGCAAACGTCTCTACGCTCGAACCCGCCATGTCGATGTCGTTGAGATATTCTTCGATCCCCGCCGGAACCTGCTGCTTCGGCGGCTTGCGGAACAACATACCCTGAAGGATCGCCAGCGTGCGCCACGCGCCGTTGAAGAAGTCCGATCGATTGAGGCGCGATTTGTAATCGTCCTGCGATTCCGCTTTGAGCTTTGGCAGATACGCAGTCGCGGCGGTGTGGATCGCGTCCTGTCCGCCAGACACGTCGCGGCAGCGCTTCCACTTGGGAGCGAACTTGTCGAAGCCAGGATGCGTGGTCGCAACGCCCTTGGACTGAACCGTCATCAGATACCCCCCAATTCGACGCGCTGCATTTGCGGTGCCTTGTGCGCGACGCACATGAGCCCGAAGGCGTCTGCGGCATGGCTTGACCAGTCGTGTTCAGGCCCAAGACCAATGGCCCGCTTTTCGTCGCGCTTTTCGTGATACCAGCCCAAGGCGTCCCGCCCCGCCTCGGTGGTTGCCTCATCGAACCTGATTTGCGGGAACAGCCTCCGTGCCTCTTCGACCCGCGCACCAGCAGCGCCGCGCCCCTGATTGGGCACTACGGTTACATGGTAGCCAGCACTGCGAAGCGCCGATTCATAGCTGACAGCGTAAACACGGTCATGGCTCGCACCGTCATGCGGGAGCCAGAACTGCGCACGACTTGGCCCGTAACCCATCCTGGAAAGCCATGCGATATGCGCTGACAGCGGCTGTCCGACCGCCTCGTAATAATCGCGGACGCGAATCTCATCGCCGATGAATTGCGCCGGCCACATGGCGAACGCGTCGGCCTTCGCGCCCGTGCCGCCGATGTCGCAAAACAGGCGCACCGTTATCAGCGGGTCGAAATCGACTTGGCAAATCCTGCCTTCGGTTCGCGCACGGTTCAACGCCGACGCGAAATATGCGCCCTCCAATGCTGTAACGAACCCACCTTCCCAGACATGCTGGTAACTGTCGGGTCGCTTCTCCATGTCCTCCAACCGCTTGCGGTTGAGCGTGTCAGGGAACCACGGATTGTCGCGCCAGTTCAGTTCGACGATCTTCGACCGAGCGGGCGGATCAACGCGGAAGCGCTTGTGCGTCGCGCTGTTTTTCCGCTCGGGGTTCCACGTCACCCATATCTCGGCACCTTCCTCGCGGACGGTGTTGACTGCCTTCGACCAGGCCGCCTCAGAAACCGGCTCGGCTTCATCCACCCATAGGAGTCGGATGCGCGACTTGGATTTGATGCTGTCGAGGTGACGCGCAAGGCCGATGAAGTCGTATTCGATCCGCCCGTCTTTCGTCCGGATGTATTTCTCGCCGATGTCGAAGTGGGCGGCCAACCATGGCTCGGAAACAATCGCCGCCTTGACTTCGGCCAGCGAGCTTTCGTCCAGGCTGTTCATAAACTCGCGGGCGCACACAATCAGCCCCGTCTCGCCGGCGGCTGCGAACTGTAGCGCTTTGGCGGCGGTCATCTTGGCGAACGAGCGGGTTTTAGCCGATCCGCGCCCACCGTATGAACCACGAAAGTCAGCCTCACCCGTAAACACGGGGATCAGCTTCGGTGGAAGCTCTAGCCGCTGGGTCGTCACGCAGGCTCGCCGGGAGCTACGAGTTCGATCCGCGTAACCGAGACTTGCCCGTTGACATTCGCGTTCACGTCGAGCGGGAGCACCTTGCCGACCAGCGTAAGGAACGCGGTCGGATTTTCGTCGGCCTGCCTTTCGAGGTATTTAACGCCGCCTTTGTTCGCCAGCGCCTGAAGGATCATGTCCTTCACCGCAGCCGTGACTTTGTTAGGCGATCCCTTCGGACGCCCTCGGCCACGAGCGCCGGGATTTTTTCCGCCTAATTTATTCATGGCCGCGCGGTTCACTTTACCCCACTTCGCCGTCTCGGCTTAGGTCCGCATGGAACCCCTTGGCCTTAGCAAGATCGACCAGTTCGGCAGCTGTTCTCTTCCTCGATCCAACCCACCACATTCCGCCTGGTGCGCGGGTGACGATCCAGCCCCCGTTGCGGTTCTTCTGGAGGAAGCGGGCGGCCTGCGATGCGAGGATCGGGCTCACTCGCTTTGTCGGGACGGGAAACGCGACGTTGAGAATCTGCCGCACTTCGGCGCGAGTGATCCCGGCCCTGCGCTTCTCGCGGACGTGCAGCTTGCGGCGCAGGATCAGCTCGTCCTTGCCGGACTCCTCAAGCCAGCGGGTGATCGTGTTGCGGCCAGCTTCGTAATGCTCCTGGCACTCCAGCCGGCCCAGCTCCACGAACTTGTCGGTAAAGTCGCCGGGGCATTGACGCCGCTCGATCCGTGCCATGAACATGATCCCCCACCCTCTTGGCTATGCTGCTGACAACAAAGAGATTTTGGCGCTAATCCCGCTCTCGCCCTTCGGGCCGAACCATTCTTCGGTGTTTCGGCGGTTCCCGCTTCGATCGGGGCGAGTCATGCGCCTAGCCTATCGTCGATCAGCCGCGCGTAACCGATTATGTCGTGCCAGTTATCGCGGTAGTTGGGATCGCCGTTGACGATCCGCGCAAGTTTCACGCAGATCATCTGGATTGCCGACTTCTGGTCAGCCGACAGCCTGTTCCATCCCTCCTGAATGGCAAGCCTCACCATCAGGTCTTGCTCAATCTCGGCCTGTGTGGCGAAGCTGCCGTAGCGGGAGCTGCGCTCGGCAAGGGTCTCGTCTATACCGCTCATGCCGCCATCGCCTTGATGATGTGCAGCGCCTGCGGAAGGTTATTCACGCGGTAGCCGATGGCCTCTGTGACCATCATATGCTCATGCGGATTTCCCTCATCCTCAATGCAGCAGACAATCGGGATGCGGGCTAAGTCGGCCCATGCAATCTCCATCACGGTCCCTATGGACACGCGGGACGCACCCAACAGATTGACTAGCAAGACGTTGCAGCGCGTCGCATCCCAGCGATCTCTCGTCATCACACCGCGAGGCAGCGAGATCGGCCCAAGGTGCGCATACTCCTCACCTGTTCCCGAGATCACGCCGATGTCGCGGAGATATTCCTTGCCTCGCATTGGCGAGACACCCTTGATTGCGGCCCTTGCCAACTCCGACTTGACGCTATCACGCCAATCGGTGCAGCCGCTGTAATCGCAACCCGTGATCGGGCCTGCCAAATAGACGATCATTCCCCAACCTCCGGTCGATCCACAACATATCGGGAGCCGTCCGTGCGATAGCGCGCCGTCGCTCCCAGGTTCTCCAGAATGCGGTTCAGCTCTGCAGTATCGGCTTCGCTCATCGGCTCGCCACGGCGATCCATGACGTGCTTTTTCTTCGGCGGACCAGCGATGCAGAGAGCGTCGGATTGCGTTCTCGACTCCCGGTTCCAGCGCATCATCTCGGCTGTCTCGGCAACGATGGTCGGAACGATCTTGGACGGGTGATCGCAGGTCAGACGCGCCTTGGCCGTCCCGACGCGAAGGATGTGCGGCGGGATGTCGCGAAGCGATTGCCACGCAACCGTGAGCCAGTCACGCCGCGCTTCCTCGGTCATTCCAGCTGGAGCCGTCAGGGCTAGGCAGGCCGTCAGTTCGTTGCGGAACACCGTTCGGGCCTCATCGTCCGAAGACCGCGAGGCCGGCGCGGGCCGTGGCGCTGAGGCCATCGGGGGATTGATGTCTTTCCAGGGAGTGAGATCGTCCATGTTCCATCTCGTCCGCTTGCTTGATCCAGTTCCTCCACGCCGCGTTCCAATCGGAACACTGGCGGTTGTTTTGCAGGGCATGATCCTTGAATTTCGAGAGCTGCCGCTCGATCCATCCGGCGGGCTTGCGGGCAACGATCATCCCCGCCTGCCCGTCAGGCTTCAGCGCCATCGGTCTCCAGTTGGCAGGAAGCGGATGCTTGGCCCTCGCGCGCGTGTTTCGCACACATGGGATGGGATTAATTTCTTTAGGGGGTCTGGGGGGCATTTCTTTATCAAGGGAAGGGTCGTCGCCGACATCGTTTGAATCGTACGATGTCGTACGACTCGTACGACGTTCCCGCTGGTATTCGCGGTCGTATTCGCGCTTGCTCTCCAGCTTCTTTTCGGCGGCTTCGGCTCGCGCCAGCTGCATCGCCACTTCGGCAACAAGCTCAGCGGGCGTTCCGGCCGCGATCAGTTTGGCGAGCAGCGCAGCGCTCATGCGAGATCGCTCGGCATCTGGGCTTCGCGCTCCAGCTTCTTCAGCAGTTGCAGCTCCTCGAAGCGGTGCTTGGCGAGCATCCGCTGGCGGCAATAGACCGCGTGCATCGAGCGCCGGAGATCGTCGCTTTCGTCGTCCGTGAGCGGGCGGTTCAGGCTCTCCAGATATTCGAGCTTCTGCTCGGCCCTGGTCTTGAACTGAAAGCTCATGCCGCCTCCTTCACCGGATCGTATCCGGCTGGCAGGAGAAGCTCGCCAGCGCCCTTCTGGAATCCATGCTCGCGTTCCCAGTTGCGGAATAGTCGGTCGATCGCGCACTTCAGCCTGGTGCTGGCGATCTCTTCCTCGGCGCGGGCCTGTTCCTGCTGCTCGGCAAGCTGCTCCTCGAACACCTGACGGAGCGCCATGACTTCGTAGAGCGGGACGCGGTAATATTTCGCGATGCCCTGGTTATCAGACGAGAACAGGAACGCTTCCTCGATCTGTGCGCGCTTGGCTTTGGCTTGTCTCGACAGCCTCACTTGCCTTCTCCACATTCCCGAGCATTGGTTTCCTTGGTCAGTTCGTGAATCCATGCGGCTTCAACGTCCTGTTCGGTGAGGTCTGGGCCGTAGGTGAGTGCCCAGCGCGACTTGTTGATGTCGCTAAGCATGGTGCCGTGGCGGATCGCCGTGCGGATTGCTGATGCCAGCGTGTCGAACAGGGGACGCGGGAGCTGGTCGGTCTGGGCCATCTATGCGGCCTCTCCGAACAGGGATAATTGACGCTGTGCCTTGTCGATGCGCTCGCAGGCGATCTGGAACGCAGCGGGATCTACTTCCACGCCAATGAAGTTGCGGCCCTCGAGCATACAGGCGACGCCAGTGGTTCCCGCGCCCATGAACGGGTCGCACACAGTTTCCCCGGCGCGCGAGTAATCCGTGACCATCAGGCGCATCAGGCGTGTGGGCTTTCCGCCCATTCTTTCCTTGTCGTTCCAGCCTTCGTTTGCTATGTATCCGCCACGCAAAGTTCCCCATGTTTTCAGGGCTTTGGTGCGCGCGACGACGATCCAGTCGGTCCACGAACAAGGGCCGTCGCCAGCAAGCCGCACGGACCGCCCAGCGTGGTAATAGGGAAGCGGAGGAAACACAGTTCGCCCGCAGTCAGCGAGGGCTTTCTGGACGGGCGCGGAAAGGTCGAAATTGGTGAACCAGCAGACCCATCCGTCGCTCGATGCGTGGAGAAGCTTTGCAACCGATACGGCGTCATCCACTGACAGCGCCTCATATCCCAGAGTCTTGCGGTTTGAGCCGTCACTGGCGCGCTGAGACCGCGCATCGTGTTGTGCGTGCGTTCCTTCGCCATAGGGAGGGTCGGTGATGATATGATCTGGCTTGCCGAGTGTCGGCAGCACGTCCTCACAGCGGCCCAGATACAGCGTAGCCCGCCCGATATGCTCGACGCGGCTCACGACAGCTCAGCCTTGCACGGTGCACCGCTCGCTTTCAGAAACGTATGCGCGTCATCTACCGACTTGATGATCGCAACCGGATGGCCCATGCCCCCGATGAGCGACAGCATCTGCTCCTGCTCGGGCGATACCTTGGACAGCTTGGCGCGCTTCACTTCCATGAACGCAACGCCGCCCTTCCAGACGCAGATCAGGTCGGGGAAACCGCGCTTCATGCCATCGCCGAGCAGAGCGCCCGTCTGTTTGAACCGAGCCGTCGCAGAGCCCGCCAGATGCGCTCCGTTTGGGCTGTGATGGATCAGGACATCGGGAAAGCAGGTGCGCGCCATTGCGAGGATCGCCCGCTGCACTTGGCGTTCGGTCGGGATCGCCCTGTCCGGTGATTGTGAGTCCCCCACCATGACGGCTAACTCTTCTGGGCGATTGCTTGCGCACCGCCGCCACTCACGAGCGGAGCCTCAATCTGCGTTGAGTCTCCGTCCTTCGGATGAGTGTCAGC